GAACGAATCATGACTATCAAAAGCTATATTTATACTCCCACTTCTGGTAGTACGAATATGATTCGAAAGAGTTTGCTAACCTCTTTAGTCTTACGGTGACCAACCTGTTTTATTTAGAAGTTTTCTCTTCTCTTTGTCCAGTGCTGTCTGGTTTAGTATGTACTTTTTGAAAAATACTTGTCGTATGAGGCGGGTACTGCAGCATTAAAATTAGATGCTATCTCACCTGTATTATTCTGTAAAAACACTGAAGTGTTATGATTAAATATACCAACCCTTGATTCATCCGCCATGGATACATATAACCTATATAATGGTGCTGAAGAAATTCCATAAGTCTCTTTGGGAAATACCACATACAGATATCCCAAATCTGCCGAAAAATCTGTAGTAGATCCTAATGTTGAAGTATTGTGGATTTTATTCCACAAAAACGGATTTTCGTTTGGTATCTCAAAATCCAAGCAACTATCTACTTGATTATAAGTAACAAATGCCTGAATATAATTGAGGGGTCCCGGGGTTGTGGCTGGGGCATCGAATTCCCATGAAGCACCTTCATTTAAATTTGTTTGCATGGTTGTAGCACTTGGGGGTGTCGTGCTAGTATTTAAGAGTGGAAAGGAATAATAGGCAGATACTTTGTATCCCTGTGTAATAACTGGTGACACTAATCTAAATCGTAATCCTCCTCTAAAGCCTTCATAAAAATTTGATAACATAGACAAAGGCGTATTGTACAACCTAGATCTAAATATATCACTTAACTTGAACACTATAACTCCTGTAGATGTATTGAACTTAGTTGCTCTAGTTAAATAATATCTACGAAAAATATCTCGTAGATGTTTAATAGGAGCCATATGATTTAAAACTGGTTTAACCTCTTGAGGTACCTCTGAATCTTCTTCAAGATCTCCTAAGGCCACTTGTACTGATTGTAACTTGATCTCAAGTTTCTCAAGTTTCTTTTTTGCTTCTATCTTCTCTGCATCTAAAATGGAAGCTTCATCTTTACCAGCAGTTGTATAATTGTAACTAGGTAAGAAGGTAGCATACTCAGTGGGACCATAAAAGGAGAAATTTTTACCTGCTGTTATATACACTGACATCGTAATATATGGTTGTGCTGAAACAGGATATTGTAGTGGAGTCAAGATATATACGAATAATTCCCCATGTTGTACATAAGATGATTGATAATACATGTCGTTACAAGACATAGGTACTGGTGAATTATATGGACAACTAACTGTGAACTCTTGGCCACCGTGATTGATTTCTATTGTTTCGCAATCAAAATTGACTAAATCTGTATATTTAGGAATTGATGTATAAGCTCCTAAACCATACGTCTTAACGATTAGTATTTTACAAGTTTGCATATCTGTGGCAGAGACCCTAAAATGAAAATCTATATCTCCACGCCAATATTTAGTACACATAGCCAATTTTGTGATAATAGGTAAATTGACATTTTCTCGTAACACTGGTGGCACACACATAGGACCAATAGGTATAGTACACATAGCTGTACCAATAACATCTGTTTCTTTAATTGTGAATTGTTTGACGAATTGATGCTTGCTTAGTATATAATCCATAGACATCTCGTCATACTCGCAAGGAAATACGGTAGAAGGTGCTAGACTTAAATGGTTGGTATGCATAGTTAATCTATCCAAAGGTACTATTCCTACTGTATTATTATAATTAGTTGTAGTTGTCACTCTGACATTCTCATTAACCAAAGGATTGGTAGGTTTGTCTAATCCTATCCACGTCCAAAATTTCTTATTAAATCTATCTATACCATCACGGACAAATCTTATTACGTTAGGTAAAGCTGCAGTAGCTATGGTAGCCAATGCTGGCATTAACATCGCTTGAAATTTGATATCTTGAGATATACTATCCTCGCCAATATCTCTTTTTTGCTTGCCACCTATGCTCTTCTCAAGTTCTTTCTTCTTAGCAAAGTCACTCTTTTCTTTAGCTATCTCTTCTGGAGTTTTCTCAGCGACCTTAAGTGGTACGACCATTAATTCATTTTTTGGAACTTTAAATTCCATATTTTTAAAGATAGCACTCATAGCTACATTAATTGTTGTTGTGCTTGAGGAATCCAATGGCGTTATAACCATAGCATTGACATATCCTAGATTAGAAATAAATGAGCTTATTTCTCTATTGTACACTGACGCACCCTGAGTAAATACCGTAGAGGCATAACCGGTAGGAACGCAAAATGGTATAGTTAAACAAGCAGATGTAGATTGATTTGCGTAGATAAACACATGAGGGGAAGCTAAAGCATCATTTATAGAATCTGCTTTTGCTAACGGTAAACTAGATGCTAGCGGTTTAAAATAAACAACTAACAAACCTTGATGCATAGGTGTGCCTAAGGCTTGAATTTCCAAGCAAATATTTCCTTTCCAATACCTGGAGGTTTGGAAAGGTACCTTAACCATATCGTTTATTAACAAATCTTGTGGAATAAGAGTCGTAGCTGTAGCTAAGTTGACCGTTGGTGCAGCTACTCCGGTCCATTGAAATGTTTTTATATGAAAAGGTTTATTAACTATATTCATAAAATTATTTTCCACATTAGACAAAGTGGGTGTATTAGTTAAAAGGGAATTCATCTCATTAATAGAAGTCTTCTCCCTGGTTTCATTATGTGATTGTGTGATTTGTGTATAATCGGATGTTACAAATCAATAATTCCGATCTCCGTTGTCCTAAAAGAGGGCTGCTCACCATAGGGGGTTTTAAAAATATCTCGTAGCCAACATATATCACAACAAAATAAAACATATGTTGTTAGAACTCAATAGATACTTAGTTTAGTTTGAAAAAACAAGATAAAAAACAAAAATTAAATTTACAAAACAAAACAACAATAACATAAAAATAAAAATAATTTTATATTTTAATTTGGGTGTCCCACATTAATCCTTCAATAAAAGCTTCCTTGTTGAATCTATATAGATCTACTATATAATCTCTCTCTAAGAAGACAAAATTTAAATCTTTATCTAAGACATATTCCTTTAAAGATCGAACCGCTTCTGTATAATACTCAATACCATGTAAAAGAGCCTCTCTTTGAAAATTCCATATCTTAATTTGTGTTAATTCATTATTTCTACCACTTTGAGATACAAAATTAATTGTACCTTCCATAGTGCCTGTATCTAAAGGACATGTGTATCCTAACAATGTATCAAACCTAAAACTTCTTTTCAAAAATTGACAATCTTCTATTTTCTTAAACTCAACCATATCTGAAATTTTATCGGCCGTTGTGAATTTCAATCCTAATTTCTCGCATTCACTTTTATAGGAAACACCGTTCAAAATATGTTTAATATCATTCTTTACAAACATTAATATATCGTCGCCATAAACACAAGAGAAATAATTTAAAATAAAATGCTCTACACTAGGTCTTACATTCTCTTTCTTCATCAATCTATAATATATATATGCTCCATATGCTTTATTAATCAAACAATTAAAAAACGCAGTCAACATACATCCAGAAGGCATACTATGAGTAGTAACTAAGAGTTCATTCATATTTATTGTTACACAACTAATTAACGTAGTTAAATAAAAATTTAACACCTTCAGATCATTTTCTTCTCCATCAAATTTACTTTCCATAACTTCAGCTACCATAGTTTGAAACTGTGTCATCATAGATCCATCCCACTCACCATAATCTCCATCGTTACAATTATTATCAAATTTTGCAGCTATTGAATATAGTTTTCCCCACTCTTCGAAGGGATTTATACCAATCATTATACCATTTGAATATCTATCCTTTTTTACGTCTTCCATTAAATTCATAAAAAATTCTCTACCTATGCACGTAAGACCTAAAGGTGACATTTTAAAACACCGTGGTTTGTCCTTCTTATGTGCATCTCTAAGTTCATCCTTTAATGTTTCAACATAAACTATATGTGCTGGATCTATACAACCTTCTAATACTTGTTTCTTTATATCAGCAACTATCCGAGCAAACTCAGGGCTGTAGCATCCTTTCTCATAATCCAAATAGTTCTCTTTACTTAAAGGAAAACCAAAACCACTAGACGTTTTCTTATCAATTCTAGATGTCTCTTCCGTTCCTATTACTACTTCTCTCTCTGATACCTTCTCATATCTAGGCAAGATACTCTGTAGATAACTCTTAGCAAAATTTAGGGCATCCACATCCACTTCCGCAACTGCTTTGTAAGATTTTTTAGACACTTCTTTTATAATATTGGGTTGTTTAAGATTAACCGGTAATCTAGTTAAAGGAAAAACACCACTAATTTCTGAAGGTACTATTTTTGTGCTCTTAGGTACTGTTCCTGACCATTTATTCACGTTTTCACATTTTACTACAGAACATCCTTCTCTTCCATTGTCATCTTGCATATTGATAGCATATCTAATATTTTTAACTTTTCTCATGCTTTCTTGTAGTTTCTTAATCGTAGAAATATCCCATAATCGAGCATAACCTATATCTTTACCTCCTGCTATATGAAATCCTATCACCTTTCCTCTGTAGTTCGTAACAACAGAACCACAGGCTCCATCTACTGAAAACTCATACTGACATGAATTGGTATTATCTAATAACAATTTCTCAGTATTCATTTGTATCGTAATAGCATAATTTCTCTTTTTAATTTGTTTAGATAGATCCACAAAACCTGAAGGTGTAATCAATTTAAATTTACTTCCAATCGATTCTTCTACTTCTAATAAATGAGATATATCTGGCAATAGACTTGGTATATGTGTAGGTAGAGTCCATAATATTATATCTTCACTTATGCTCGTCATAATAGGATTAATCATTACATTGTCGTACATTATCATCTTTTTATCCCAATCAGAATATACAATAGCAAAAATTCTACCTCTTAGCTCTTGCAGTTCATACTTATCCATTGTTTGCATTATCATATGATAGTTTGTAACCATAGTTCCTCCACTGAGTAAACTACAAGCAAATTGACAAGTTCGTTCTCCGCTAGGCATATCTACTATTATCTTGACATATCGCATATTTTTCTTTATTGCCGTTTCTGAAGTCGTGACCTCATTAACGGGTTCGTACATAGATATTGCTTGTTCTATGGCGCTCTCTAATTTTATTTTAGTAAGAGGTGTGATATCTTTATCAGTTTTGCAACCGAAAAATTTCAATAACCCAAAACTCAAACCTGATCCTAATAGCACCATAATAATTACAGAAAAGTTATCTCTAAAAAACTTCAAAGTACTATCTATGGCTCCTGTACATGTCGTGAATAGTGAACTCACTAACATAGCGCTAAAAGAAACGGCCATATCTAAATTAGTCATATTAAAATATTTATTTAAAATCTCTAATGGTGTAACAATATCTTGAATTTGCAAATATTGAAAAGTTATACCTTTCAAAATCTTGTCCATATCTAAGATTTGTACTTTCTTCTCATTGCGTTTAAATTGAACGCGATGGGATAAAATTTCTAATATCCATCGCAGTTGATCATTAGTATCACATCCATTATAGTCAAAATAAGGTTTTAAATGTGGCGCATACTTAGCAAAATTGGGCTCAAAACCATCCACATAACCACCTGTTCCATTATTCTCTCCCATCTGAAAGTGCTTATAAATTATTTGTCCTGTCGGTCGCAAAAATCCACTTTCATTGGATACCATACTGATATCATTAAAATTTAAAATATCACATCGCCTAAATAGAGCATCAGGTTCACTAACACCATCATCTTTTCGGAAAACTAAATTTTCCAATTTATTCGTTGTTCCTAATAGAACAGATGAACTCATATATTTCGTTTGTTTTAAAGTGGCATTGGCACATGGTAATCCATATTTTATAGGAGATACCAAATTAATAATTTGGCACCACTGGGAATTACCTTGTTGTCCTACATCATCCATTATAAAAATATCTTGATTATTATAATCATCATAAAAATCCTTTGCTATTTTTGGGTTTGGTGTGGTGTGTGAATATACACTCTTTCCTCCTTGAAGTAAGCACGTTGTTAAGTTTGCCATCGTTACAGATTTTCCTGTTTTAGGTTTTCCTTCAAATATAATGCATATAGGTTCTACTCTAGTAATATCTTTATTGGATTTAATTAATTTAACCACAGCTTTGAATTGGTCTATAATTAATCGAATGGCTCCATTTCTTTCAATGAATGTTCCATGTTCTATTTTGTCTTCTTCGATCTCAGCATTTAAATTCAGAACTTCATCTTGATATTTCATATCATTGACAATTTGTCCATCTTTTACCACCTTTCCCACCGATTGTTCCATTCGCAAAACATAGTATGTATATTTACCTATACATGTACCATCCAAAAACTCTTCTATTTTATTGTAACTACTTTCCGATACTACATCTCTCTTAACCAACAGACCTAGTACTGAAAATAAAATAATATTAATCGTCCTAAAAAATTTAGCCATTATAAGATTATCATCCAAAAGTTTAGTGGAAGATAACTGTGTAAATGAAGATAAAGTTCTTTGTATCCATTTAGGTAAAATCTGTATAGCTGCTGCCCCAAATAAACCCTCTAATGTTTGAAATTTAACCGGACTATCTAAATTATGACTATTGGCTTCATAAAATACATCTTCTTTATTCGAATCTTCAGTTGGACAAAGACTCTCCAAATCATGCAATAAATCCTTCTTTATATGATCTTCAGTATTGCTTTTATCAAATTCATCTATAATTTTAAAAATAGTCAAAACATTGCCTACAATTGCTGTCAAATTAACTAATGATAACGAATGTACTAATCCAAAAATACTCACTAAAGGTGTGAATATGTCACGTATCATTAAAACGTATCTCCTAAACATAGGTATCTTCTCACATGTGCTTTTTATTGAATCGACTACGCCTAAAATAGACATATACGATGCTGAAACTGAACCAGAGACTGATGAACAACTTTGTCTCAAATCAGATACCAATCTCTTTGTTCTCATTAACACCTCATTAAAACCTTGTAAATGGATTTGTTTATTACTTTTCACTTTCAATTTCCTAATATTATGACGTGTTGTCACTTTCTTTGCAGGATATACATACTTTATTGTAAGATCCTTCTGTAGTATAACTTTACCATTAACTTTATTAAAAATATTCTTTCCTACTGTACTCTCATCTCCATTAGCGTATATTAAAATATACTTGGTATCTTCTCGTTGTTGAAAAGTAATATTTTCTTTACATAAACATTGTTTGTAATTTTTCCTACCATATTTATAAAAATCTTGCATACTCATACATCCGTCTTCCAAATCTCGCGTGACTTGAACCTTCTGTTCATTACAACAAATACAACTTCCTAAATGTAAACTTTTAAATAAATTGTTTAAAAATGAATTATTCTTACATGATATTTTTACCTTAATAGGTATAGATTCACTTGGTAGTACAGCACTAGCCTGAAAGACTAATTTATTAGATATTGAACTTTTCATTGTGCTAATTTTTGTTAATTGCCTTTTTCCGAGGTGCAATAAGTGTCCTTCCACCTAGCTCTTCACTAATAAATGGTTATACTAGATGTTGGGTTGCATTGCAATATCTAACGATCCTCGGCAGATCATAGATAAATGTTGGCTAAACACCGTCTCATAACTTGGGGGTTTGCCCCAAATCGCACCAATTGTGTATCCCCAGCGTCTGTATTTAGTTAAAATAATGAACCTACCATACAATTCATTATCCCTTCTTACTCAGACGAAATAGGCAAACTACTTGGTGGAAACAAGGAAGTCTTATCAACCTTGCTGCCTTACGGCTCTACTGTAACCTATTAAATATTACAATGCAATATTTAATACAACCACTTATCCTATAATTCGCTTATAGGAGCATACAATAATAAAGATTATAGAGTTCCTATTGTAAAACAACTCTTTCTGGAATCTTCTTTCAGATTGTCAGGAAAATAAAATTCTTTGCATCAAACAAACAGAACGTAATCCGTGAAAATCACGGGTTATGTTAACAAGTTGAGCATAGATCGTATCTAAGACTATATTGATGTTATGTATTCATTATTATTAAATATTAATAATATTGAATTCATAAATAACATCAATATAGTCTTAGATACGATCTATGCTCAACTTGTTAACATAACCCGTGATTTTCACGGATTACGTTCTGTTTGT